AATTTGTCATTTTGAACATCAGCAAAGAATTTTTCTTCAACTTTTCCATTTGATTTAAGATATCCGTTTTGCTTTAAATGAGCAAATATTTTTGCTGAGTCATCTTGTGATAAAGTTAACTCAACTCCATAAGCTGTGGTTAGTTCAATACCAGCAAAACTCACTTTCTCGATAACTCCAAATTTATAACCTGCATCAGATTCAAGTTCTTTTTGAAGACTACCCGCAAAATCTTTATACGATTCGTTTGCAACAACACTCAAGATATTAAATTTAGGTTCATTGACACGATCTCCATCTTGATTAACACAAATACGAAGTCCTCGTCCAATCTTTTGACGCTTTGTCATTGTATCTTTCGTTTCGACTAGTGTACATACCTGAAAGACATTTGGATTGTCCCATCCTTCTTTTAATGCTGAATGGGAGAATATAAATCTCAACGGTTCCTCTATGCTTAAAAGACGTTCTTTATCACGCATGATTTTCTCATAGGTAGACTCATCAGCAATTGAATCTCCTCTTGTATCTTTTACTCTTCCTTTATTATCAACTGAAAAATAGCCATCATGAACTTTTTCTGGATCAAATGACATCTTCCCACTATAGGTATCTCTTAGTCTTTTAAATCGTCCATTGATTAGTTTTGTAAACTCTTCTTCAAACCAAATAGCATATATACCTTTTTGTGCTTGATTAGCATCATACACACGATACTTATCAACTTGATCAATGAAAAACAAACTCAAAACTTTGATACCTTGTTTCAAATACGTTTCTTCTTTTTTTAGGTGAAGTTCTATTGTTTCTCTAATTTGTGCACGTTTGATTGCGTCTTGATTGATTTCACCAATCGCTTCACCTTTATTAACGGTAATACCATTTGCAAAATAGATATAGTCAACATCTTCAAAGGTTCCGATATCATCTAAGATATAGTTCATATCTTTGTAGTAATCTACACCACCAGATTTTTCCCATAGATCCTCGTTTATTTTGGTTGTAACTGTTCCTTTAGAAATAGATCCATCTTTATTGAGCGTGTTAATTTCTAGTTTTGCTGTGTACCCATTTTTATCATTAATAGATATTAGTTTCACATAAGGTTTTGCAGTAGTTTCATCGCTTTGTAGTGAAGAAACCTCAATATGTTTAACTAGGTTTTCTTGATATGCATCTACTGGAGTTAATCTATACATCAGATTAAACAATTCGCGATGAGTTGCTGAATATCTCAGTGTACAAAGTGGATTAAGTGATTTAATCGCATCTTTTGCTTTTGGAGTATTATCTACAGATTGAGGTTCATCAATAATAACAATTGGATTTGTACTAGCTATTAAATCAATTGGTTTATTACCACTTAATTTATCACTAGCACGGTGAATAATATTGGCTTTTGTTTCTTTCTCTGGATCACTAAAACTCTTTCTAAAGGCATCAATATTGATAATCATAACTTCAATATTCGAACTAGTAGCAAATGTTTGAATTTGCGTAAGTTTACTAGAATCATATACAAAATAATTATATATATCGTTGTCGTATCTAAGTTTAAAATGTTCTTCAGTGATTTGAAAACTTTTATATACTCCTTCTTTAATAGCAATACCAGGAACTACTATAATAAATTTGGTGAAGCCATACTTTTTATGTAATTCAAGTATCGTTTTTGTATAAACATAAGTTTTACCAGTTCCCGTTTCCATTTCGATTGTAAAATTACGTCCATTAATGTCTGTACTTTTTAGAATTCCATTATGTTCTTGGATTTTACGAACGTTTTCTAAAAGTTCTGTATTATCAAGATGTAGTTTATTGGCATATCCAAGTTCATAAGTAACACCGACTCCTTCAACTCTTGATTCAGTAAATTCAGTAAGTCCTCTTGATATGTCTATAGTGAAAAGGGAGTCTTTTACTTTAGACCCCTCAAATATATTTACAATAGATTCGACAGCATCTGTTTGATATTGCTGATCGATAAATTTAAGTTTCATCAATATTCCTCCTAGATGCTTTTAATTTCTTCTACTCCAAGTTTTTCTAATGTATATGTTGCATTAATCTTATCATTGTCATTTGCAAATCCTGATTCTTTGAAGATAACGTTATGTGGTTTAAGCTTTCCTATTTCTTTTACGTCATCTAACGTTATATTGTTATCTAAACATACGATTAGGTAACCTAAAGAAACGCTATACATCGTTTTTCCGTTAATCTTGATTTCTTGTACGGGTTTATCAAACACCCCGTATTTCAGCATAATTTCATATAATACATCAAGGTCTGATCTATCATCTTTTATTACTTCTGATTGAGTAAATATGGTTGTTTCGTCTAATTTAATTGTACCATCCCAAGGAATGATATTTGTTGATTCTAGTTTGAACACTTTGAACCCATTATCAAATGAATCTGGATCAACAACATTGTCAACTAATAATCCAGCTTTGTTCTTTTTATCAATAAGTTCTTGTTTAATTTGTTCGCCAGCTCTACGGATGCGCTCTTTGCCGATCTCACATATGTTTTTATATCCAGCTTTAAATGCTTCTGAGGATTCATCTGTTAATTCAGGAAGTTGAACCATTATAAACTTACGATTTCCTCCATCTTCAGCGTTTAATTGCATAACTGCGTGAGCTGTGGTTGATGAGCCAGCGAAGAAGTCAAGGATTACTGAATTGCTGTGTGTAGAAATCCGAAGCAATATAGACAAAAATTCAAGCGGTTTTGGATTATCAAATATTCCTTTATTACCAAACAATTCTTTAAGTTGAATTGATCCCTTTTTGTTCCCCTCGATATCAATCATCAAGTTAGAAACTTGCTTAGTCCTTCCCTCTAGATAGTATTTTACATAAGGCGTCCATTCGGAGCGCTGAACTCCATCAACTATAATAACTTCATTTTGTTTTGCTTGTTTCCAAACAATCATATTATCTTCTAGTAACTGAGAATATGTATTCGACCCAACCCTCCAACGACTTAGATAATTTGTTGGTCCGAAAGGATATACATCTTGTCCATCTGGTGCAGTAACGGGATAGAACATACTCGGTCTATCTTCTCTTGTATCTGCATTTCCGGTTTTTCTAAGTTGCAACATTGAATATTTCCCGCGAGAATCTTCATCATTGAATCTTTTCGCATCTTCATCAGATAAATCTAATCCCTTCAAAACAAATGACTCTCCTTTAGAGTAAAGAAGACAATAATCAAGTGAACTTCCCATCTTATTTGCATCTTGACCTGTAGTAGTTCCAGTGGCTCTCGAAATGCAACCTACAAAATTATTCTCTCCAAAAATTTCATTACATAAGCTTTGCAAATTTGAATGTTCATGATCATCGATGCTTATGAAGATGACGCCATCATCTGATAGTAGATTCTTAGCTAATATCAATCTTGAATACATCATATTTAGCCAATCAGTGTGATATCTGCCATTAGTTTCCGGATTAGCTCTGGTTGTTTGTTGAGTTTGTTCCTTATAATTCTTTATATTATCTTTGAAATCGTCTTTATAAACAAAATCTCCACCTGTGTTATAAGGAGGATCAATATATATCATTTTGATTTTTCCATAATAAGTCTTTTGAAGTTGTTTTAATACTTCAAAATTGTCTCCTTCAATATATAAGTTCTCTGTTGAATCCCAATTCTTGCTGTCTTCTTTTGAAGGGATTAATGTTCCCGTTGATGGAGATTGTGCAAGTTTAATCGTGCTGCTTTTTCCATTCCAAGTAAACTGGTACTTTTCGACTCTATCATCAATTTCATCACCTAAAACCACTCTAAGTTTATCAAAATCAATTTTTCCTTCAGTAACAACATTAGGAAAGAGTTCTTTAATCTTCTCAACGTTCATAGTTTCGAAGTTCAGGCTAGTACCTTCCATTTTATTCATATATAAGTTCCTCCTTTATTTGTGAGATATAATCTGCAATCTCAGTTTCTTTCAGTTTAATTTTCATGTGATAATCCATTTTTTCAGCCATCATGGAGGCTAGTTTGTACTTGTCATTAAGACCATTTAGAAAGGTAGTCTCATTTTCAACTTTCTTAATACTCATCTTTAAATCAAAACTTTTTGGAATTCTATCCGGATATTTTCCGATGATTTCTATTAATCTTTCAGAATAAATTATATCTGTAATTCTTTCATAAAATTCTTTTAGGTTTAAAGCTTGGATATGTTGAAAATCTAGCAATTTAACGAAAGAATAATGGTCCTCATCTGTGTCAAATAAGTTAGTTGAATAGAATGTTTCGATCACACTTTTTTCTTTAATACTTTTATTTACGCGCTTTAAAGCAACTGAAATCAAATTCTTATTTTCAAACAAATACAGAATTATAGTTGGATTTGGAAAAGCCATATGCAGTCTTTCATTAATAGTATTTAAATGTAAATCGGTCTTAAGAAATACTTGAAGTACATAAATAGCTTCATAAACACATTCTTCATCCACAAATGATTGAACTCTTAATGTATTAGAATCCAAAACTCCTACTAGATGAATTGAAGCAATCTCCGAATTTAAGATCTTTTTTTCCTGAGATGATAAATTTAATTGTTCAAAAATATCTTTCATTGATATTCTCTGTTTTGTTTTCCCAGCAGTTGGAATATGAAAAGACTCTAATATATCACTCATTTTACCACCATAAATGTTACAAGTTCAAAATCATCCAAACCAGTTACTTTATTATCAAGTATCGTAGATTTACCGAGTCTAAATAAGGATTTCACACCTTTCTCTTCTATATATCCTTTTATATCGAAGATTGCTTTTTCTAGTAAAGATGTATACTTATCCATTTTATTTCCATTTTTAGTCTCTTGATTAAAATCTTCAACCAAATGCTTAATCACTTCGTCTTTTCCATTAGATATCGCTTTATATAAATCAAGTATCTTCTTAGGGTTCGTGTTTTTTACTAAAACACTGCCATCATCTTTAACATATACTAAATGATATGGATACAATGAATTTTGACTCTTTTCGTTCTCAGTAAAATTCTTTTGCTTCAGACAAAAGATTACTCCAGGACTAGCTTCGGCTTTTAACTTTTCATTAATATCTGTAACTGCATAAATGCCTGTTGGATATGATTCTAGTAGTCCAGGATGTGATTTCAAGTATTTATCAAGTGTCATGATAAAATCATCTAATGTCAAATCTGTAATTGAGATTCCACCAGAGAGATCTTCCAAATCAACAACTTCTTCTTGCAATTGTTTTAATTGGTCTTTTCTATATTTTAAATTCTTACTTTCAGGATTAAGTAAATCATCTTCTCCGGTTGCTGATAAATCAACCATCATCATTCTATTTTTAACACGCGCTTCAAGATTGATGTACTCATCAAGCTCAATATTTGGCCAGAAATTGACTAACTGGATATCTTTGTTCTCAGAACCGATACGATCAATACGACCAAAACGTTGAATGATTCTCACCGGATTCCAATGGATATCGTAGTTGATTAAATAATCACAATCTTGCAAGTTTTGACCTTCACTAATACAGTCAGTAGCAATCAATACATCAATTTGATTTTTTACTTCTGTCTTATTTGATTTTGGTGAGAAATGCACCAATATTTCTTCAAACTCATTCCGAGCTTTTGGAACATTAGTTTTAGTAGCTTGTGATCCTGTAACAATACCAGAATACAACCCATATTTATCAAATAACCATTTTGATAAATTATCATAAAGGTAAACAGCAGTATCTGCAAACGCAGTAAATATAATTACTTTTTTATTTCCTGGATTGACAGGAGTTTTAAGTTTGCTAATTATCTGTTCTTTAAGTTTAAATAACTTAGCATCATCATCAATAGTAACTTTTAAAGCTACTTTAAGTAAATATTCAAGTGCTGCTTTATCTTCCATTAAATCTGCTTTTAAACGAATAATATCAACATCTTTTAGTTTAACTTTGACTTTTGTTCCAAGTTCAAGATCATCAACATCCTCATCATCTATTTCTTCATCGACATCAGTTTGATAATCTGTACCTATTTCTATTTTTGAAATCATAGCATCCATTTTATCTTTAATACGCTCGATGGTTAATTTAAATGAATGGACACTACTTTCTAGACGTTTTAAAATATTGACGCGCATTAAATTAACAAGATTTCGTTCACGGTCAGATTGTTTAAAACTTCCTTGTCCGCCTTTAACTATTTGTTCATATAATTTTTCATATTCATCCATTTTAGAAGGCATTACATATAAAAGGGGTGAATATATCGGTAAATTTAGTTTTGCTATGAGTCCATTTACTTCATTAAGTTCTGGAAACTGATTTTTAATATCTATATCTGCTTTCACAGTAATAGGAGTTAATCTATTAGGAAAATCACCAATGTCCTTGGTGTCATAATATTTTTGTATGTGTTTTCTGCTTCTCGCGATTGTTACCGTATTTAAAAGATTAAAAAAACTGTAATCCAACATTGGAAGTAAGTTTTCTGTTGTTTGATCCTTTTTGGGGAGCTTAGACCATTCACCAAAACGATATTGAGCGACTCTTAAAGTGTTCTCTATACTCTCAATATTCAAATCATCTTTAAATGCATCATCTTTATCCTCTGTGATAAACATGATTTGATTCTTTAAGTCTGCTAATCTATTGTTAACAGGGGTTGCTGATAGCATTAAGACTTTTGTCTTGATACCACTTTTAATGATTTCTTCCATCAATTTTTGATATCTTGTAATTTTACCTTTTAGAGCTGGGTTATTTCTAAAATTATGAGATTCATCAATTACAACTAAATCATAATTTCCCCAATTGACTTTAGATAAATTAATGTCACCGGAATATCCATTATCTCTTGATAAATCAGTATGGTTTAATACATCATAATTAAAACGATCTTCTACTAAAGGGTTTGTTGCTGTATTTTGTTTAAATCCAACCCAGTTTCCTCTAAGTTTTTTAGGAGCAAGAACTAAAACTCTAGCGTTTCTTAGCTCGTAATATTTCATAACCGCAAGTGCTTCAAATGTTTTTCCTAGTCCAACTGAATCTGCGATGATACAGCCATTATATAACTCTAACTTTTTGATAGCTCCTACTGCGGCATCTTGTTGAAAGTTATACAACATTTGCCATACTTTTGTATTGTGAATTCCGGTTTTTTCTTTTATCTTAGCCATATCATCCATATTAATTAGTTTTTCATTAAAAAGATGATAAAGCGTGACAAAATACACCAATTCTGGTGCATTTTCTTTATATAAGTTCGTGATATGTTCGAGCAATGTAGTTTTGACATCAACAACTAATTTTGGGTTACTCCAAATTGAATTGAAATATTCTTGATAATCTTCAAGTATGTTTTTTTCTGTTAATACAGTATTGAAGTCCCATCTTGGTCTATGGGAATATCCTAAGCCATCTAAGGAAAAATTAATTCCATTACCACTTACCAAGAAATTCTTAGCATTCTTATTTTGTACAAAGATATTGCTTGAGGAAATAATACCTGAATTTAGCACAGATTTAACTTCAGCTTTTTTATCAATGAATTGATAACATTTAGAAGCAACTTGATTTTGATCTAAGTTGTTTTTTAGTCCTATTTCGAGAGGAAACTCAGATACATTTTTCTCCCTTTGAGACATTTGCAATTGGAATTCTTTAACTTCTTTTTGGTTTGATTCAATTTTCTTGATAAATGTAGGTTCATTAAAAAGAAACCTCATATTATTTGATTCATCTAATACCTTTTCAAGTTTATCATATGCATAAATTGTAAAAAGAGAAGAAGATATATCTATTTGAGCATTCTTTGAAGTATTTTCTTTTACATACTCCCCCACTGAACCGCGCTTATTTGTATCAAGTACGATTGACATCCCATCACCGCCTGTTAAACACCTATTTTCTAAATTATAACATTTTTGCAGTATATTTTATATATAAAATAATATATTACGCCCAAATTTACTTATAATTTTTAGTGGTTATGGTTTATGGTTTTCAAAAAATGCACCTCACGAATTTTAAACCTCCCCATGCGCGGTACCCCTGCAACCAGATATTTTAATGATGGGGGGGGTATAAAATATAGTAAATTGTGTATTTGACATTAAATTGCATATATAATATATCGATTCTGTGCAATAAATCCTGCAAGTGAAACAACTACTGCTATCAAGTATAAAAACGCCACACAAGGCATATTTGAGCCAAGTGTGACGTTGTTTTTGTATTGTAGTAAATCAGTCTTTTATTCTGGATTATTAAATATTTCAGGCATATCGGAGGTTCTTCTTTCAAATGAGTGTGAAGGCTCACCCATATGTTCTTGAATATTCTTAATATACTTTTTCAATTGATTAGCATTCTTAAAGATTTTGTATTCAACTGGAGTTAATCCCGCATGGACATTATCAAAATGTGAAATTGTTACATGGAAATGATACATTTCTTTTCTGTAACTAAGATAAAACAAATCTGATTTCTTTAGACTCTGATAATCTTTTTTCAGTTTTCCAATAAGTTTTCCAAAAATATTCTCATTTGTATAGTGATCAACCATTATCGCTTTGGAGAATGATGTAATATTTTCATTCATTAAATCATCTATATCAAGCATCAATCTTATCCTCCTCTACGGAACCATGTTCATTGGTCCATTCATCTTGCTTTTCATCAATTCTTCTTTCCAATAAATCCAGTTCGTCTTTCTTATCGTTGAATGGTCTACCAAACTTAATGATTAGCAAATATCTTGCACTATTTAGATCTGGTGGATAATACTTTTTAGTCTTGACTATCTTCTTCTTTGATCTGCCATTATGATCTTCTACTAATGTTTGTATATCTTCATGCTCAAAACCAATGGCTTTTTTGTAAATAGCCCCGATAAGATTATCCTTCATGTCTGTTTCGCCTTTTGAAAAAGTTCTTGCAAATTCAACATGTCTATTTTTAAGTTTTTGAAGTGTCTTTTCAGAAATCCCTAAAACTTTTGCTATCTTCTCTTGTACTACATTTTTAGAAACTAACTCTTCAATTGTTCTTAATTTTTCCTTGAGTAACCCTTGATTTTCCCATCGTTCAAATGTATCTAATGCTTTTGCCAATAATGCCCTCTCCTTAGAAAAGGTAACCCGCTCACCTTTTACTTACCCCTATATTGTACAAGATAGATCTAATCTTGCATAGACAGCTAGTGGCGACGTTTTTTGCAAAAGCACTTGATATATAAAAGATACTCAAAGTTTAATCCGAGTATCTTTGTTATTTCTTATTATATGATTGACATGACCGCTAACATAGATTATCGGTAATAAATATACAAAAAAGCGATTAAAACAAACTCTGCAACAATACGCTAATACTTTTTTATATGATTCGGGATGATTTTTAAGTCTATAATTTCTTTCAAACTCTCTATACAGGTAGTATAATCAACCGGTTTGTATATGAATTTTGAAGTCACATCATTATAATCTTCTTCGTATACTTTTAGTGAAACTATCTCTTTCAAAATTTCGTTAGGTACAGCTTCTGGTTGACATGATATATTTCTCTTGCCAAAAAGTTGTCGGTCTTTAATAACATCCGGAACTATTTCCTGCATCAGATCTTTTTTCAGCTTTCCGCTGTTCCAAATCATATGTATATCATAAATATGTCTTGAGTAGCGGTTATATTCATTTTCCAAATGATAATCACAAATAGCGAAGAGTTTATCAACAAACGTTCTTTCTATTGTTTGTATGGGCATTACAAATGGAAATAATTCATATTTATCAATTAAGTCAGTCCTATTATTTTTCTTCAAATACTTTGTAATATAATTACTTATTTCCATCTCTTTTATAGGATATGGCCTATATACTACAATTGTTTCAACAATAATGTAAGGTACAGTGTTTTCGTCTGGTTGAAATACATTATTATACCCTACATTGTATTCATTATGGTCTCTTCTCGATCCTACTTCATCAGGGTTAATGAAGTTCATACCTAATAACTCTATAATTTCAGTAATGATTGTTTTAAGTATTCTTCTTCCTGCTGTAGTGATTTTTTCTGTATTGAATTTTACTGATAAGTCTATATCTTCTGAAAAACGATCAATTATATCATAACATTTTGAAAGAGATGTTCCACCCTTAAATACAATTTGAATATTAGTTTCCATTTTTTGTAGTTCCTTTAGAAACAATGAAACATAGTAATCTTTTTCAACCTGGAAATTTCCTAACCCTAAATCATCAGCTACCGCTTGAACAATTTGCTCAAATTCTTCTTTATTTTGATGTAATAGCATTTGCTCCTCCTATTTTATAAAATCTCACTTGTGCTTCTAATGGATATTTCGCAACAATGGATTCTACTTCTTCCCCTTTTAATTTAATAGTACCCAAAAACTCTAATATTTTCTTTGATGATGTTTTTAAATCATATTCGCTAAATTTCTCGAATTCATTCAACAAATCTAATACTTGAAGTAATTTATAGTTGTAATCAGTCACTTCAACTCTTGGTGCATTTACTATCAACCGGTTGTTTTTGAGTATTGTCATCCTCTTTCTATTTGATACGTTATTTGAATAGATTGTATTAACACTTGCGGTTTGTGATGTGAGTCCAATTTGATTCGAGAAATTTATTCCACTGGTATATCCTATCTTCTCACCTTTTTCATTTAGAATATACTTATTTTGAATAACGTCAGAAATATAAACAGTAGCTTTACCTAAAATGCTTTCTTTATTAGGCAAAGCATATACACCGTTATTCACTTTTTCTAATACACCAGACTCACTAAAGCGTTTAAATATAGATCTAATTGTCCCTTCACTAATTTGTGGAAAGGCTTTATAGATATCATTTACAAATATAGGTTTTTTATTATCATAGTTAGTTTTTATGTATTCCAGAATTATATCTTTTTTCTTTTGGTCTTTCATATCATCACCACACTTCTTTTCAAGTATAGTATAGCATAAAAAAAACAAAATGCAACGGTTTTTCAATTAGTATATGAAATCTCGTTGCATTTGTGTATCATCTCACTAAATCAATTTAATTTTTCTTTAAAGAAGAACATAAAAAATACTATTTCAATTTAGCTAAACAATATCTAAAATTCAATTCATAGCACTTTGGATGTTACTTCTAAAAATACTCCGTTTACTCCGTCAAAAACTCCGTTTACTTCTTTATCGTTATTCTGAGTTCTAATAGAACATTTTACTAAAGTTTTTCATACGTTCTATTCTATCAATGGTTGATTCATTATATGAAATATTATTTGTAATAGATTCCTCTAAATATGCTTCTTTGCTCAATATTTCATATCCTGAAGAATCCATCCAATTGTTATGCTTTATCCGTTTGATTGTATAAAAGATTGCTTTTCTAACGTTATCTTTGTTATGTTTTTTAGTTATCATATACAAAAAGTCATTAAATACCGTAATCCAATCTTCAGTTCCAGAAATAATTTCATTGTTTATTAGGACTTGAAGATAATAATTAATTTTAAAAGGGATAGTACTCGGATCTACAGATCCAATATCATGATTTATCATTCCTTTATCTTTTTTACTATTACTTTTATTATTACTATTACTTTGTCTATTCTTGTATACAGAAATCACATCTTTGTTTACATGAATGTCATCTTTGTCAACATAGATAGTATTTTGATAATCTGTTTTGCTATCAATGAGTTTCATTTCTTCTTTTGATAATAAGCAACATTCTTCTAGAATCCTAACTTTTCTTCTTTTAGTCGCGTAATAATATCTTTCTTGAATTGCTTTTGATGTTAAGTATCCATTGTCAAAAGATTTTCTATCTAACAAACCAACATCAAGTAAATAATTAATAATAAGTAATGCTTTATCTTCATCAATATTAATCGCTTCAGATAAACCAAACAATACATCTTCTAAATTATCATATCGCCAAAATTGTCCTTTTTCATATATCCAGGATAGAAGGTACATAAAGGATGCATAACCTTCTGAACCAAATTCTCTCATTAATCTTTTGATTTTCATATTTCTAGTCATATCAACATCCACAGAAAAGAATTCAAGTCCTAGTTTAGGTTTTCCAGCCATGATTCTTTTCGCTTATTTTGATAAAGTCTTCAAGAGCTTCTTTTGTCACTCTCCAACCATGTCCAACTTTAAATGCTCTGATCTTCTTTTGGTTAATATACCTAATAATTGTTACCCTAGTAACTTTAAGAATTTCAATTAGATCATTCACATCATATAGTACAACTTTATCACTCATGTTCTTTTTCCTTTCTTTCAAACAAAAGCTTGCTCATGATTAGTTCCCCATCATTTTGTGATCTCGCTAGTGAATGATTATATATTTGGGTTGTTGATATGTCTTTGTGTCTTAAGATTTGTTTTGCTTCTTCTAATGTGCCATGTCCATATAAGATTAAATTCGTAGCTAAAGAATGTCTTAAGCTATGAGCGGTATATCTTTTATCATCAATACCTGTTCTTCTTAAAACTTCTTTAACTATGCCTCTTACAGTTCTAGTCTTAATTCGCTCTCCATGATTATTTCTACCATGGGTGATGAATAATGATTCAAATTCGTCTTCTCGTAAGAAAAGATATTTCATGATGATTTGATAAACATCATCTGATATCTTGACATATAAATCTTTATCATCGTGACCCTTGCCTTGAATATACAGTTTATACTCATTGCTAATCGCAACCAAATCGCTCACATCGGCTCTTTCCACTTCGATGGTTCTTAGTCCGGTGGTAGCTAACAATGCGATAATTGCATAGTTTCTCATGCCTTCGATTGATCCTGACAACTCATTTGCTTTGTCTAACAGATTCCCCATTTCAAGTAGCGTTAATGAAGCTCTCTTAAAGGTAGGTTCTATTTTAACCCCTCTAATTCCCGTCATAATATTTCGATAGATATCTTCTGAATCAAGGTATGTAAAGAATCCTCTTAATACAACAATTGTTTTTTGAATTGATGCTGATTTTACTCTCTTTGATAAATACTCTTTATAGCATAAGATATCCTTTTTATTTGGCGATAAAATTGAATTTGCTTTTAAGTACTCATTAAATGATAGTAAAATCTTTAAGTATGATACTTTAGTAATCTCTTTTCGATCCAGACTTTGAATATAACCGTGGATTTGTTCTTCGAAATCAATGCCTTCTAGATTCATTGTTTAGTTCCACTTCATCTGCATATTCTTTTTCAAACCGATAGAAATCTTCTAAGGGTATGTCTAAGACTTGAGCGATACGTCCTATTGTCAGAAAAGATACTTTCTTTCCCCTATCACCATTTTCAATCTTTGCATAATGTTGATAGGATACTCCAGCTTCTCTTGCTGTCCGCCTTTGAGAATATCCTTTATTCTGTCTTGCGTTAACCAAATACATTCTTAAATCCATTTATAACCCTCCGTCATATTCTTTTGTTTAACAACTGTACCTCTATAATAAAACAAAGGATAATAGAATATTTTTGAATGGACTACTTGTCTTACAAAAGACATAAAATTACACTTTATATGAAAGATTACAAAGTTCACTAAATGCTTTCTAACTGGGATACTATCTATTTCAAATGGTGTAATATATTACACTTTAAATGCAATTTAGATAAAGTTTTTGTTACTTTGTTAAATACGTGATAAAATATTACTAGTTGGAAGGAAGTGAAGATTATGGCAAAAGAAAAATTTGTTTTTAATAATCCATATGTTGATTATTCTGGGATTGATAAAGACATTAGATTATCTAGAAATTTAACACTCGATGAAACAGTTAAACGTTGTTATGGGGCCCTTACTAAGAAAACACTAATATCTTATGAACAAGGTCAAACAGATGCCAAAGCATCAAATCTAATGTTACTTTCGTATGTGTATGATACATCTATTGATGCCCTGCTAAAAAGAAAAAACAATTACTCAATTGGCGAGACAAACATGATTACAAGATTCCAACTTGACTCGTATGGCAAATACCGTAAATCTCCACAAAATGAAAATTTCGTTTTTGATAGTAATCTCAATGATTCAAAAAAATTGGTAGCAATTGATTTGCTATCAGATTCTCTATTACTTAAAATGCCTAAAGGTACCACTTTGATTGTCGATATGAATTTATTTGTTATAAGTCAAATCAATGAGGGTGGTGTTTATGCTTTACTAAGAGATAATGAATTCCATTATCCATCAATAGTGAGACTTACTCCTACTTCAAGACGGAAAAATACTTACACTTATTTAGATAAAAATATGATGCCAAACCAAACAGATAAAGATGGCATTGATACCCTGCTAATCGGCATTATCAAAAAAGCTGTAAAAGATTTTTAAAACGTCTACACTAGATGGTCACAATTTCATTTTGAATTTGATACAATAGTGGTGGCGATAAAATTGAATTGGTCTTTTGACCTAAGATGTCCTACGTATGTTCATGCGTAGGATTTTTTGTTCTTTAGAAGGAGTCTTAGTGAATTTAGACAAACAAAATCAACTTGAGTATCATTACAACAAAGCTATACTAGATAAACTGTATCAAGAAGGAATTATATCCTTTATTGAATTTTATGATTCACTCCTGGTTCTCTTTGAAGAACACAAGATCCTTTTTGCAAAATAAACTCCGTATCGAATTGACTTGATAATAGTTTGTTTTAGAGCGAATATGTGTGATAACGAAATGGAGGTTATGAAATGAATGAAAGAAAAGTGATCAGAATAGATGCTACCCCAGCATTTATTCCTAGTTATGCGGGTGAACTCCCAAGAAGGAAACGCGTATGTGCCTATGCAAGAGTATCCACAGATTCAACTGATCAATTGAATTCTTATAATGCTCAAATCACGGAGTATACCAGTAGAATCCAAGAAAACATTGATTGGGATTTTGTTGATTTATATGCAGACGAGGGAACATCTGGAACCAGTATGAAAAAGCGCATTAACTTCTTAAGAATGATTGAAGATGCAAGAAACGGAAAAATCGATTTGATTCTTACAAAATCATTGTCAAGATTTGCGAGAAACACAGTGGACTGTTTATCGATTATCCAGGAGCTAAGATTAATCAATGTAGAGGTCTTCTTTGAAAAGGAAAACCTCAGTTCCACAGATTCAAAAGTGGATTTAATGCTGACAATCTTTTCTTCAATTGCTCAGGAAGAAGCTAGAAACATTAGTGAGAATGTCAAATGGGGTATCAGGAAAAGGTATAAGGAAGGAACGATTCGAATCAATACAAGCAGGTTCCTAGGTTACGATAAAGACGAACATGGAAAAATAATTATCAATGAAAATGAGGCTAAAATAGTCAAAATGATTTTTAACTTATATATTTCAGGAATGTCCTATAGAGAAATAACCAAACATCTAATTGATAATGAAATCAAAAACGGTAGAAAAGAAGTTGTTTGGCATCCAGCCAATATTATGAATATTCTTAAGAATGAAAAATATATGGGAGATGTCCTTCTTCAAAAAAGAGTTACACTTGATTATTTGTCTCATAAATCAGTAATTAATACAGGACAAGCTCCACAGTATTATATTGAAAATAATCATGAAGCCATTATTTCAAAAGAGTTATTCGATGTTGTTCAGCAAACCATCAAAAATCGTTCAACGGTTAATGATTCATCTCGTTATGGGAATCAGTTCCCATTAAGTGGAATCGTTCACTGTGGTTCTTGTGGACGCGTTTTAAATAGAAACTACTACAATTATCGAGCCGAGAACGAACGGGTTGTCCTGACATGTAAAAACACATCAAAAGAACGAATCAAATGTGATAACTTACCCATTGATAATGAAACGCTTGAAATGGTCTGTAGTGATGCCTTACTTAAACTAGATATAATCAATCCTTCTCTCATTGAAAAGATATCACATACAATTACAAACAATTTTGATTCAAGTCAAATTATTGATTCAATAGAATTAAAACAAAGAGAAATAAGCGGTGTGGAAGATGAGATTAAAGGATTGATCAAATTAAGAATATCCGATGCAACAAATCAAAATGATAAATATCTTGTCAAAGCTTTTGAAGATAAGAAACAAGAGATTGAAGATTTGCAACTTGAACTTGATGCATTACAAAGTCAGCTTGCTTCTCTACATATTAACAATGAGCGCACAATTAAGTTGAATGAATTTTTGAGTAAGACTCACATCTTAAGTCGAGATGCTTTGCTTCTAGTATTCAAAAAAATCATTCAAATATCAAACCAGGAAGTTATTTTATGTATGAGTAATTTAGAAGTATCTTCTAAACATTTCACTGACAAAATTGAACTCCTAAAAACATACGACCCATTGTTTGAATCATCAATTAAAAATGATAAGTATAGATTTCAAATCAAATACAGCATTATTGAGTTTGGAGATTATCTTATATGATTGAACTAAAGGAAGTCATTAATTATAAAGATTTATCCCTTCATGAAAAAAAGAGAAACGTCTGCGCATATGCGAGAGTTTCTACTTCTTCTGATGTTCAACTATTAAGTTTTGATACTCAGGTGTCAACATATACCAATGAAATCATGAGTCATCCTGATTGGAACTTTGTAGGAGTTTACGCTGATGAAGGAAAAAGTGGTACAAATATAACCAAACGAGTTCAGTTCAATTTGATGATTGAAGCTGCAAGAAATGGATTAATCGATTTAATTATCACAAAATCAATCTCCAGGTTCTCTAGAAATACTGTTGATAGTATCAGGTTGATTCAAGAACTAAAAAATAAAAATGTTGAAGTGTTCTTTGAAAAAGAGAACATCTCTACTTTCGATCCAAAGATTGAGCTAATTATGTCCATCTTGAGTGGAATGGCTGAAGAAGAATCAAGATCCATAAGCGAAAATGTTAAATGGGGAAATACAAAAAGATTTGAAAAAGGAGAGTTTCATGTTGTTACAAAGAGAATGCTTGGTTATGATCATGATGAATTTGGAAAACTAGTCATCAATGAACAAGAAGCTTCAACAGTTAGAAAGATATATGAAATGTTCTTAGATGGGTTTGGAGCAACTCCTATTATGAAATATCTAGAGGATCATAACATCCCCACTACTTTTGGTAATAAAAAATGGAACAAAACTGCTGTTTATGGAATCCTAAAGAATGAAAAATATACTGGAAATGCTTTATTGCAAAAAACATATCGACCATCTTTCAAATCAAAACATACTGTCAATAACAAAGGTGAGTTTCCACAATTTTATGTAGTAGATTCTCATCCAGCAATCATATCTTTAGCTATGTTTAATAAGGTTCAAGAAGTAAGAAAACAAAAAAGTATTAAATATCAAAAAAGCAATATCAAGGATATGGAAGAAACCTTTGGCACAAAAGACACCCCTTATACTGGCTTTGTCAAATGTGCTCATTGTGGAAAACATTTCAACATGAAAGTCAACAAGAATACCAATTCTTTCGCAAATAGGTTTTTACAGTGTTTATCTAATGCATCAAAGAAAACCTGTGTTGCCGATACCTTATCTTGTGATGTTATCGATCGAGAGATTGTGAATCAAATCAACTTAATCATTAAAAACAAAATCGCATTTATAAGTGGCCTCACTAAGGCTTTAAATAACGATGAGCGACTCGTTATAGCAAAACAAGAACTAAAAGCAACACAGACGAAATTATCGCTCTCAGAAACGAAGTTAAACGAGATGATATCAGAAACGGATGGTTTCCATAAGGCTGTTATCGATCAACTCAATGTTGATATTTATGATTTAAAAATACAGGTTGCGGACCTTCAAAATAAGATCATGGTAAATCTAAATGTGGAAAACTATTTGATTAGAATCAAATCACTTCTTAAAGAATATTCACTTCCTATTAATTCAATTGAAGAGTTTCCATACAAGGAGTTCTTTTCAAAACTTATTGTACTTGAACGTAACAAAATCATCTTTGTAATGGGTAAACGTAATGATTATGAGAACATTAATTTATCTCAGGAATTAGTATACTCTGGTTCAATTTCATACCGAATCAGAAAGACGGATTATAATGCTGAGCATGGTTTACTATTTTTCTAAAATATACTGTCTTTGGCAATAGTCTATATCTCAAATACGAAAAGATCGTTGAACTCCTAATAATTATGAAATACTCTCGGATTCGCAAGAATATTTAACTCCCTTTACGGAAACATGTGTTACATGTTATAATAAACTAAAATCTATTCGTAATGTATGTTTTATTAATTTTCCGGGAGGGATTATGAGCAGAGCTGAAAATATTAATAATCTTATTGGAATAAAACTGCAAAGTTATTTTGCAACTTTTAGTTTGCTTAAACATAAGGTTGAAGAAGAAAAAAGAAAAAAGTTGGGAGATAGTTTGAGCTCAGGCGTTTCCTCTAGCACTAGTTTTGCAATCGAATATCTCGATGATATGGCTGAGCTAGATTACAATTCAAACAAAACAACAATATCTCAGATGAAAAACTATACTTCAGATTTCAGCATTAATTCTGAGGAGATAAAAAATACATTAAATAATTTCTATGGCAATTACCTTCAATTTGATGGTCGACAAGGAATATATTTTAATTTTTTTTCAACGTCTGGAATTAAGTCTGAAAATGCTACAGCAATCATTATAGCTGATGAAATTGTTGAGTTAAGGAAAAATAATATCAATTTCTTGGATATACTAACCAGTAAAGATTTACCTGACTATACAGACATTGTGGTAAATGTTATAGCAAGAATATTGAATATTGACCCGGTATCAAATAGAGTTATTATTATTGATTTTCTTTCAAGAATCACTTGGTATTTTAATGTCACTTCACTTGATGATTTAATAGTTCAATCAATCAATTTAATAAAACAAATTGAATGGTATGGTGCGGGGTTCAAAGGGAAAGAAGATATATTTTTTGATTATCTTGTCCAACTATTTGAAAAAGAAGCTCTCGATGCTTTTCCGTGTTATCGATCAATGTTAACTGCAGCCTCACTTGAACTTGCTTTTTATAAGTTTTCAAATGTGGGTTATAAGGCAATGGCACAACCTGCAGATATTTTAACCGAGGAACGCAGACTTGATTTTAGATCAATGGAAGAAAAAATAAATGACGTTTGTGAAATTACTAACAAACAACGATTAGATCAATATAACATTTCAATCTCACGAGGAAAAGTAGATTTTGAAATTGCTAACTCTGATGAGAAAAGCGCATATCAAGAAACTATTTATGAATTCTGTATGGAATATCTACTTCAAACATTCAAAAAGGGTAATGAATTTCCAAGCACAATGATATCAATTGATGAATTTCTTGTTGACATGTGTGATTATGTGGAAATTAAATTGACAGATCGGTTAAAAGATTATAGCTATAAATTTAAATCGAAAGATATGATATGCAGAACTATTAATATTTTATTCGATGAGTGCTATTTGGATTTCAAGTTGAGAGGTGAAGAAAATGGAAAACGATAAGAGACTTAAATATATAATTGATATGGATCCTATTTTCATTGCTCAAAATATAATAATGATTCTAAGCGGATTCGAAAGATTTAGCATTGAAAAAAGTTTTAAAGATCCAATAAAACTTGCGTCATTAATATATATTGTCACTTCTGAAGAATATATAAATGTAGTAAATGGATCCATTAACAATGAACTAATGAATAAGAAAGAGTATGAAATTCTCATGAATTTAAAATTAAAATCAAAATTAGTTATGCCAGTGGTAAATAGAGTTCTTAATCTACTACACATTAAAAATGTAATTGGATTGAGTATTTGTAATGGAGAAACTTCAATTTACGTTAATAAAAATTCGTTAAGTCTTTTTGAAAATGACATATATAAACCCTTATCAGAAAATGTTGGTCGATTAAGAAAAATTTATAGTAGGATTCCATCAACTTCTGAACAAAATTACCATAGCAGAGTTTTCGGGGTGGTGACAGCAAATGAATAATATCATAATAAATAAAGTGAGTTATAACGGAGATAATTTCCATTATGAAAGTCCAAAGCTTAAAAATGGTTTGAATATTGTTACGGGAGCAAATGCAACTGGAAAGACGACTTTTATGAACCTGATTTACTTCGGGTTAGGTGGAACGGTATACATGTTCTATGATGATAGCAAGCAAAAAGAATTAATTATTACTGAAGATAAAAATGCCTATGTAGAGCTATCACTAAAAATTAATAATGAGGAAATGATTTTTTTAAGAAAAATGTGTCAAAAAGATAGAAATTTTATCACTGTAATTTGTAGCGATAAATCACCTAAAATTTATTATTTAGATCGCAGAAGCAATGAGTTTATTTTTTCAGATTGGATTTTAGAGAAATTCAACATTCCAATATTCAAATTATATCAAGGTGTGATTGATTTCACATTCAATTTTACTGATTTACTAAGATTGGTGTATCACGATCAATTATCCGATGCGCATCAGGTATTTAAATTGCCAGATGCAAAACAAAATTTCGTTAATGATTCATCCTTATTAAGAAAAACTATTTTCGAAGTAGCAACTAATAATGCTGCACTAGAGTTCTATAAAATATTGAATGATGTTAAATTATCAGAATCACAAATAAAATACCAGCAAAAAATAGTTGAATCAATCAAAAAAAATATTCTATATAATACTAATTATTCGGAAATTAGAAATCCGCAACACATAAAAGCTTCATTGGAGGAAATTGAAGTAAAGCTGAACTTGCAAAATATAAAGATTAATAATATCAAGTCTTCAGATACAAAAAACATTGATCAAAAAGACCTAGAGGGTCTCTATATGCATTTGAGAGAACTTTATAATAATAAAGAAACTTTGTTTCGCGAATATGAAAGCTTGAATCGAGAATTGTATGATTTTATCTCTTTACAAAAATATCAAGAAATTGAAATCAGTAATTTAAACATGATTATCAATACTCAAGAAAAATTGATGATTATAGACTCTGAAAAATGTCCTATTTGCGGTGAATCTCTATCCGATAGAGAAGAAAACCATTGTATTTGTGGAAAAAAATTGGATGAGAAAAAATATCAAAACTTTTTCTATTCTCAAAAAGATCATGAGACTATTTTATATTCTCGTATGAAATCAATACAAACAACGGAAAAAAGTATTGAAATCATACGAGTGAAGATTGATGTTAGTAAACAAAAACTCGATTCAATAATCTCTGAAATTAAGATGCTAAAAGAAAAAATTAATATACTAACTATAGAAAGTTCAAACAGCAAATACCTGGCAAATGCAAAAGTTGCACTCGAAGAAATTAAGGAACTCAATAGTAGTAAAATTTCGTTAGAAAAAGAATTTTCGATGAGTATTGAGCATGAAAAAGAATTGAAAGTATTAAATGATTTATTCGCATTAAAAAAAGAACAAATGCTTCAATACGAAAAACTATCTATAGAAGTTAGGGAAAAAATGAAACACATAATTAGTGACTTTTCAACAATATACAATGAGTTATTAACCACAAATGATTCTTCAATTATTACAGCTAGAATAAATGACGATTATGAACCTGTGATTAATAATGATGAGTATGTTAACGCTGCAGTAAAAGCCCCACGAAGACTATATTATTACTTATCATTGCTTCAATTATCATTAATGCATGAAATGCCTTTTCCTAAACTTCTATTAATTGACACACCTAAAAATTTTGGAATTGATCATGACAAAATATTGAAAATTATTGATTCTTTAATGGATTTTGAGTTAGCAAATCACGAAAAAGAATATCAGATAATTTTAACAATCAACAAAGAGTCTGTTTCAGAAAAAATGAAACCACTAATTGTATATGAAATAGATACAGATAAACTACTAAAAAAGGTTAGCTAAATTCAATATTAATTTATAATATTAATCCCTTTAAAAAAAGTGTGATAAATTCGAAATAGGGCTTTCCAAAATTATATAGTTGTTAAAAGGCACATGTAACTATGTGCCTTTTTCTATGCCTCTATATACTTATATTACTATTTATGAAAAAACTTATTCTGCATAAAACATGCAGACACATTACTCAAATCCCATACCAATTCACTTATAACATCGAATCCGCTTATTTATCTAGTTCAAATCCGGTTGAGTAATTTATCTCATCAAACGAAAAAAAAGACAAACTGCAGTTCTAAAATCATCTTTTAGAATTCAAGTTTGTCTTTTAATTTAAATCTAATATCGAAAAGGTTGTTTATTTCATTAAAACCAGCCAATTATACGCATAAAATGCATGTTTTAAGCGGTTTTAGAAATAAACTCCGTATTAAATTCATGGCGGAAGAGATGG